AAAATTATTGGCGTAATAGCAGCGATTATATATTTCCCCTTTGGCGTAATAATGGCACTTGCAAAAAATTATAAATAAAATAACAAGCCCGCCAGGGATAACGGCGGGTTTTTATTATGGAGGTAGAACAATGGAAAACATCACAGTAAAATATATAAAAATCATTGAAAACAAGAAAGACAAAAACAATTATATAAAAATTCGTGTTTATTATGATTTAGGCGGTTATAACTGGGCCACACACAAAGAAAAGCCACGCGGTTATTATATAAGTATTCAGCCAGTAGAACGCGGCGGCAATTTAGAAGGCTTTACAGCTTTTACGGGATTTTATGATTTATTAGAACCGTGCGCCAGGAAAAGCAAAAAAGCAGAGGCGAACGCACTTGAAAAAGCGATAGAACGCGAGCCAGATTTAATTAATTATATATGCGCTCAAAACGGTTATATTTTGGAGGGCAAACAATGAACGCAGGGCAAACAATAACGACAATTTTTGAAGCTTTGGCGCTGGGCGCTGTTATTCTTGGCATCATATACGAACATAAACTTATTGAATTAGAAGAACGCATCACAAATAAATGGAGGGTGAGAAAATGAAACAATATACTTTAACGTGCAGCACCGACGGAATAAACATTGACTATGAAACGACCATTGAAAGCGAAACGGAGCCGAATTTTTGGGATTGTTACCATATAGCAAGGGCGCAAGGGTGCGAATTTTTTAGCCTATGCGAATAAAATAATAATATCTGGCGTGGCTTAACGGCCACGCTATTTTTTCATACTATAACCGCCTGGGAGGGCGGTTTTTTCATATATACACGCTATAAGGCGTTTAAATGCCGTTTTTAGCGGTTTTTATTGTTAACAAGGGTTTTATATTACCCGACTATTAAAAACAGCTTACAGAGGCGCACGGAGCGCCGTTTATTACTGCCCGTAATATTTTGAATTTTCGCATAATTTTGAATATTCTGGCGACTGTTGGACGGGTTACGTCCCGCCTAAAAAATGGTAAATTTTTGATTAAAAACTTTCTCTTTTTTATGGAGTAAGAATTTACACCGAGCCAGGTGTTTCGTGATAGTCCCAAAAGTCGTGAGATAGTCGTGAGCCATAAAAGTCGTGATAGTGATAGTCGGGTTAAAAGTTGCAACCAGGTGACACATAGGTGACAGTGTGACACATAAAAGGGGTCTCCCTTATTGCCTATTTATTATTATTATTTTTATTTATTTCTAATTATTCTTTTTAAGTGTCATCTGTCACTAATAAAGAAAAAAATAGGGAAAAACCGCATAACAAAGGGATTTTTCGAGGTGACACTTTAGCCGAGTGAAGTGTCACTTATCTGTCACTTTTGGAGGGTATGTGTCACCTATTTTGGTAAAAAATGTATGTTTACTGTAAAAGTTGTGAAAAAACGGGTAAAAGTTGTGGAGTTTCCGAGGTAGCGAGTGACACATAAAAGGTAAAAGTTGTGGGTGGCAAAAAAAGAAAAAATCTTATGATTTACGGCAATAAATCATAAGATTTTTCTGGGTGAGTGTGTTATACACAACCGATTGCTATATAATTAGTTTACCATATTTTGAATATTCTGTCAATAAAAAAACACCCCACGGAACGGAAGTGAAACCGCAGGGTGTTTTTAGGGGGTTGACACGTATGTTGCCACGTGTCTCTGTTAAATGCCTTGGCGTGGCATATTATATCACTATTAGTAATATTTGTCAAGAGTTTAATCACGGAGCAGTAAGAAAGTAACGCATAGCCATAGCGTAGGGATAATAAGGCTCACGGTTATTCGTCCTCCGTCACGTCTGGTAACTCGGCATACTTCTTGGCGATAGTTTCCGCGTCGGCGTGAGCAATATCGTTAGTATTAGGAGTAAGAACTAAATCTTGTTGGTCGCGCATACCATAAAAGTTTTTTGAACGGAATAAGTAAACAACAGGTTGTATTTTACCCTCTTGTGCAAGCTCGGCATCAATACTCGCTATAATTTGCTTGGCCTTCATAATGATTTCGGCGGTTGACGGACTAAACCCTTGGTTTTTACCTGTTTCCCAATCAAATAAAGTTTGACGGTGGTAGCCAAGGCAATTTGCCATTTTTTCGACGGTTGGAAGTTGTTGAGTTTTAGCGCACTGGGTAAAGAAATAGTTAAGTCGCTCGCATAATTCTTCGTCACTACTTACCCGATTAAGGCCGTCGTTAAAGAAAACAAGGTTATTTTCTATACACTTAGCCATAAATGCACGTTTTTCGTCGTCCTCCTCTATGCGCTTGATAGCGGCATTAGGGAAATTATATTTACCGCCTCTACCAGTCGCAGGGCGATTATCCTTGGGAGTAATTTCGTTTTTTTTAGCCATAGTATTTCCTCCTTATTATTAGAACGGTTTTCCTATTTTTCGATAGCCACGTGACTTACCTGTACGGCAGGGTTCATAGTCATTGGCTGCTATTTTCTTAAATTCACGGTGGAACGTAACGGACGGTACGAATTGTTCGCCGTTGTCACTGCACCACCATTGGTACGTGTGATATATTTCGCGGTTGGTAAAGGTATCGTTAAATTCGGGTTGGCAGTCCTCATAGAATACGAGTATAGGATTGCTTGAACGACGGAAATTCTGTAATAGTTCTGCCTGGTCGTTGGTTTCGGTAAAGTAGCCAACGGTTTTAAGAAGTTTGTAGCCTTCGTAGCACCAGTTAAAGATACCGCCAGAATTAAGCTCGTCGGTGAGAGAATTTATAATATTTATGTTTTTTAAACGTTGGTATGGGTCGTTTGGGTTTGGGTTATCAACGAATGATACCTTAAAGTCCACGATTATAAGGCGACGTGCAAGGCCCTCCGAAGTATCACCAGAGGATAGTTGCGAGTTAGTTGCGAATACGAGTTTAGTTCTCGAAACGAAAGTGACGTAGTCCTTCGATTTATAACAGGCGTTTAGTGATTCGCCAGAGGCTATTTGTTTTAGATATTCCTCCGAATCCCGAAGGTCGGAGCGTATTTCGCCCGCTATGTTAATGAAAGAATCGCGTAGTAATATCCGTTGGAATTTATCGAGCAGTCCTCTCGGTGTTACGTGCGTGGTTTTTGTTTCGCCGAAAAGTTGTCGCAGTATTTCGAGATATTTAGATTTACCGTTACCACCCATACCCGAAAGAACGAATATTTTTTCGTATTTAAGGTGTGGCATAAGCACGTAGGCGGGTATGAACTGTAATAACTCCGCAGATTTCGGGTCGCCAGCCGTAATATCGTCGATAAAACGCGACCACGAATTATAGGTAGCGTTAGGATTGTACGGATAAGGTGCCTGTGCCGAACAGAAATCGTTAGGGTTATGCTCTCGGAATACTCCCGTATCGAGTTCGAGAGTGCCGTTAATGAAATTCCACACGGGTGTACTATCGAAAGTCACGTCACGCAGGGCGCGTGTTTTAAGTAACGACGTGACGGATTTCACACGGTTGGCCGTAGAAAATTCACCGTAGGTTTTATCGGCGTATGATTTTATATATTCGTCGCTGCGCCGAGTCCACACGCCACCGTAATATTCGTAAAAGCCAACGGAATCAACGTAAACGAGACGGTGTTTTTTAAGTATTTCGTCGGCCACGATATTTTCGGGTGGAGCCGTAGTCGCAGATTTTAAGAGATTATCTAAACGGCGCGGTTCGTAGTCGGAATGTTTTTTAAGGTGCGAGATTACGGATTCGAGTTCCGAACGTTTCGTATGCCGTGCTACTGAATATATAAAGGTTTCGAGTTGTTCGAAAGTTGTTTGTTTGGTAGCAATATACTGTATACCTGGTTGAGCATTGGCTATGAGTATAGATAAGTCACCACCAGATGCGAAGTATTCCGAAACGTCGTGGTAGGGTTTCGGTACGGTTCCTACGATAAACGGTATTCGGTTTTTGTTTAATAATAGCGCCATACGGTGAGTGAATTTCTCACCAGAGTTAGAAGTCGCAAAATCGTCGTCGTAAACGATAAATACACGCTTGAAATTACGTGCCACCGATAACACGGTGGATATTTGAGTTTTTGAGAATATCCCTGTAATTGCAGAGAGTACGGGATAACCTCGGCACTCGAAAGAAATAGCATCGAACGCGCCTTCTGCGATTACGAGTGTATCGGATTGTCGGTTAAGTGTTTGCATACCCCACGGAATATGTTGGCAGTAGTCGTCCGTTTTCTGTTTCATATATTTGTTGTCTGGGAACGTAGAGCCAGGCATAGCACGTGTCACGGAATAACAAACGTAACCATTGGGGTGTTCGTAAGGTAAAAATAATCGGCCACGGAGTCCACCGTCGGTGACTCTGCCGATTTTAAGTCGTGATATATCGTCGTCGGTTAAACCACGGTCGTGTAAATATTTACGGTCGTCGTCGGTAAGTTGTTCGTGATAAAACGCGGTTTTTGAGTTGAGTTGGTTAGTATAATTAAGCCACTCGTCGGTTTTAGATTGGTCGGGGTCGGTAACACCCGTAATCTCGGCAAGCTCACGGATAGCAGCACCACGGTCGCCGTTATGAGAAAGAGCCGCACATAGTTCGATAACGTCTCCACCTTCGCCAGAGCCAAAGTCAAAATAAAAATCGTCCATAACCGAAAACGACGTGGGGTTTTTAGCGCCGTGTCGTAATGGCGAAGTGCATCGGTCGCCAGATTTAGTTATCGGTAAGCCGTAGCGTTGTGCGTAATCGACACAGGATATACGTTGTTTTATGAGTTGTAAGTCGTGCATAGTTAATAGTTGTCACCTCCGAGGGTTAAGATATTCGTCGAATGTATCGACAGTTCGGAAAATTATGCGGTTGTTTACCCACCGTTGGAGCTTGCGAAGTATATGCCCTCTCGGTATGTGTTCCTTATCGTAAAGCATAACGTAGGGGTTATAGCCTAAATCTCGCAAAGTATAAATTCGTTCTAAATCTTGGTCTAATGTGGTGTCGAAATTACATAACACATACACTCCGAGTTTTCTGTAATTTATTTGCGTGATTTCCTTAAACATTTTAAATTTCGGTAAAATTTTGTCTTTATCTTCGTACCTGTCCCAAGCAAAATGAATATTTTTGGTTTTAATTTGTTTAATCATTTCGGCTTTTTCTTCGGTCATTAAACGAATATCAAGGCCCTGGTTAAAATCAACCCACGCTTTACTATCAATAAGCTGTTGCAAAAGGTCTTTCCACTGTTTGCACGCAAGTATGTTAGGGTCGCATAAAACTATATTTTTTTGTCCTCTCCAAAACTCCGATAGGTCTGCCACCTTTCGTGATGCACGGCCTTCCTTCGCCTCAACGTGGCAAAAATGGCAGCCTCTCGGACACCCTCTTGTGAGAAAACCATAAGCAGTATCGAGAGTGGGGCCTGTTAGTTTTAGATAGGTGCCGTTCTCGTCCTCAAATTCTTCCTCTTTAAGATAGAGAGAGTAATCGGGGTAAATATGTTCTACGTCGTCGGGCAACGTTTTATCTAACCTTTTGTTAAAATATTCTCTCCCGTCAATAAGTTCAATACAATACCCAGAACCGCCCTTAACAATATTCTTTGCGCGGATTGGATATGGGTAATCTTCCGAAAATGAAAATACTTTTGACATATAAACAACGTCCATTTCTTCGGAAAACAAAGGGTCGTACCACTCAACGGAATCACCATTTTGTTTATGCCAAGCAGATATTTTCATAAGTGGGAGATTGGGGTAATTGTGACCGTCAACGTCAATCAACCCTATTTTCATTTCAGTGTCACCCCTCGGTCGTATGTGTATGTGTATGAGTATGTATGTGTTCCCAATAATAAAGGTCGCCTAAAATACGGCGGTTTCCAACCTTAATAAGCACACTGCCGTCGTCGTTAAAACTAACGATTTCACCCTCCATATTCGGCATAAGAGTAGAACGGATTTTATCGCCTGCGTTGAAAGTGGTGTTATTTATTTGCATTGTTAGACTCCTTAAACTCGAATTTATCGCAAACCTCGGTATCTTGGTAACATAGGTCGTATTTTAAGTCACAACATAAATTCCAATCACCGCAGCCTAAAAAGTGTTTACAATCACCGCATTTAGCCATTTTAAATATCCTCCCAATCTAACGCTTGCCCGCAAGTAGGACAATGATTTTCGTGTGGTTCGAGATATTCGTTGTACGCAAAACTTAAACGCTTGTTTTCGCCAACTGCACACCCACAAGCAGGACAGCCGTATTCCCAGCCAAAATCAGTAAGTGGTTTATAGGTTAATCTTATAGGCTTCTTCGGTATCTGCTTTTCAATAAGTTTTTGAAGAACACTTTTCATTAAGTTAATTCGTATTCTTTCAATCTGTCTTTTACTATAATGAATTTGTTCGGCAACTTCCTCATTTGTCATACCGTCAACAAAGATTAATTGAGCAATATTTTTTTGTATATCGTCGTCTATACAAGCAATAAATATTTCACCTTGTTTTTGGTTTAATAAAGGTTTTCTCAGTGCTTTTTGTAGGTGTTTCATTTTTTGTGACTCCAATATTTTCATAATACGCGAGCTTTGCTTTTAACTCTCGGTTCTCGTCCAAGACTTTTTGGTACAATTCATAGAGCATACCCATAGTTATTCCTCCGTGGGTTCTAACACGGCTTCGAGTTTATGAGCTATATCGAATAGCATATCCGAGACTGCACTATTTTCGGCTAACACGGCGATACCTTCGAGTGCGCCTATCACTCTTGTGACTTTTTCCCTATCCTTCGGTGTTATTATCATTTTTCTTATCCTCACTTTCTTTATTGGCATTAAATAAAGCAATAATAAATAACATAACTATTTCGCCTACAAACAGGCCGAGTAAAAACTGCCACATTATTCTTCTCCCTTTTCTCTTTTGGCTTTGTCAATTTCTTCTTTCTTGGCGCGTACCATATCAAGCAAGATTTTAACTAAAGGTCTTTTGTTACGGCAGTTAGAGCAAACATCAAGGCTGCTCGTTTTAGTGCCACAGTATTTGCAAACGTGTGTGTGTGCCATTTTTATACCTCCGATTATGTGTATGTGTATATGTATGTGTTATTTTCTACGTTGTTGATATTTCCTATGGCGAGAAGTGCGCCAAAACTCATACTCTAACGCTTTTGCTTTTGCTCGTTTTTCCAAAAGTTCTTGCCTACTTTTATTAAAGGCAATATATTTTTCGCACGTAGAGTGGCACCCTACACGGCGTTCGGGGCAATCTTTACACGGTGCCGACAATTTTAAGGGCCTCCTCTACACTATGGGCGCAACCTGTAATAGCGTTTGTTTTTGCCATAGCATCTAAAAATTTTTGTTGGTCTGGGCGTGGTTCTTCGCCAGGGAGCTTAACTTCGATATATATAGCTTTGCCGTCGGAAATACGGTGGCCCATAAGGTCGCTCTCGCCGTGGTGTCCGACGTTCACAAGTCCACCGTATTTAGTAAAGAATTGTCCGACGGTGTGGTTTCGAGCCACACAACCGTTTTGACACAGAGCTACGATAATTTGATTTTGTAAAATCGTTTCCTGGTTCATAAAATTGCCTCCTAAAATAAGTAGGTGGCAATCTATGTTGCTCTTAAAATATTTAATATCCGATAGTCCAATCTGGGTGTCTTAAATCAAAAGCATCACCACATTGGATAATATCGGGGTAATTGCTCATAGCCACTTGTTTAGCGTATTTGTCTATTTCGTATGCGTAATATTTCACATTAGTAAAACCCATTTTATCGAGACAATAACGGCCTGTGCCGATACCGTCGTACATAGACAAGACAACAATTTCCTCGTCGCGTGGTACGTCTTTTAACGCACCGTTAAGAATATGTATAATTACCTCTGCCGTCCAGCCGTTGCCGAGCGCCTTAAATCGTTGCCTATCGCTCACACCTTGTGTGTAGTTATCAGGTAACGTTTGTAATCTTTCACAATGCAGTGGCTCTAAATAGAATAAATCGTCACCGTCAGTTATTGTTTTACGTTGATGCCCGCCACTACAAGTTGTCAATGTAGGGTGTTTGCCGTTAATGTGATAAATCCTTTTTGCCATATCAAAGACATTGTTTTTTAACTCAAATTCAGTTATTGCTTTGTCATATATTTTTTCCGTGATATGCAAGCATTGTTTTAAGTGTTCCCATATTTCAGCATCGGGGATTGAAAAAGAATTGTCTAATCTAAACCAATGTTCAGCAAGTGTTAAAGGTACATTACAAAAAGTTGCTATTTCTTTGTTTGTTTTCCTTGCCTGTTCTTTTTTTTCTCTTAAAAACAATGCCAACTCTTTTTTGTCTATATAGTGTTTACGCACTTTTACTTTAAAATCGGATTTTGTCATAATGATTTTGTCGGAAGTTGGCAAATCATTGTGTATTTCCAATACGTCCTTTAAATAGATTTTTCTATCAGTGGGTTGCTCAACTTCCCAATTAAACGCATAAAATCTTTCTCGCCATTGGGCCGATACCAAAGCCGAATTTATATACATTAAGTCAACGCCTAACTCTCGGCTTATTTGGTCTTTAATTGGTTGTGCTGCCGATTTATTGTTTTCGTATAAAAAGAAATCGGGTTTAAATTTTTCTTTCGCTATAAGGTAATTTTTAAACAATTCCCAGCCTAAACCTTCCGCTTCGGTTTCACGATTGTTTTTTTGAGCGATACTCCAAAATGTGCAAGGACTACCGCCTAATAGAATTTTTATCATTGAGCGTTGTTCTCCTCGTTAAGGTAATATTCTTCGATTTCGTGAGTAACTATCGGCACGTGGCCTACTTCAAAATCAAGAGAGAAAGACATTTTATATACCTTTTTCGTTTTGAGTGTATCGAGTGCGGTATATTTCAAATAATCGAAGGCATCGGAAATTTCTTCGGGTGTAAGCCCTTTGATTGTAAGTGCGCTCATTTTCTTCTCCCTCTCATAACTCTCGCCGCCCAAGCCGCAGGGTTTTTGTAATTTCTACTACGCCCAAGTCTCAACAATTCCTCAAAACTTTGCGCTCTCCCCTGCTCTATTCGTGCAGCTTTCTTCATATCGTTAATACGCGCCGTTTCTTCGGCCGTAATTTTTTGTAATTCTATTTCTTCGTGTGCTTTAATCTCTCTTGGCGATAACGGATATTCCGCACCGCAGTAGGGGCAACGCGGAGCCGTTGCAAACGTTAAAAAACATTCGGGGCAACAGCGAATATAGAAATTTCCGTTATCGTCGAGAGATTTTTTACGAGTTATGGGCCGTTCAAGGCTCCATTCTCGCTTTTCGTCGGGTAGGCCTATACGAGTATAGTTTCCAACGAAATCGAGTATCTTGGCCGTTTTATCGGGCAAATAACGCATACAGCGCATCATTTGTTGAATACCGAGCGCTATAGAATCGGTCGGCCGAAGTAACATACAACACGTTACTTCGTCGATTGAGATTCCCTCGGATAGCAAGGTGCAGTTGCAGAGGATAGGAAATAAGCCGCGTTTGAAATCTTCCAAGATTTTTTTTCGTTGCTTTGTAGGAGTTCCAGCCGATAAACACTCTGCTTTGATTCCAACAGAATTGAAAGCGTGTGCGGTATTTCGGGCGTGTTCGACGGAAACACAGTAACAGATAGTCCGTTCTCCGTTAGCAAATCGGCGATACGATTCAATGACATTTCCATATATGGCCCTCTCATTCATAATTTGCTCCAAATCGGAAACAACATAGTCACCAGCTACTTTACGTAAGTCGGTGGTGTCAACGGTGGTTGGTGCGTAGTATTCATAAGGTGCAAGTCGGTGGTTATCTATAAGCCACCGCACGTCCACACCTTCGATAAGTACGTCAAAAATATCACCTAAAGGTTTACCGTCAAGTCGTATAGGTGTGGCAGTAAACCCCACGGTGAAAGTATCGTAATATTCAATTACTTTTTGCCAATTATTAGAACGACTTAAATGCCCTTCGTCCACCACCAAAAGTTTCGGAGTAGCATATTTGCCTAACCTCTTAATTTCCGTTTGGTAGGTGCTTATACGAACATTGGCAATACCTAAAGATTTAATTAAAGCATTGTGTTGTTCTTTAAGTTCGTTTCTATGAACTAACACAAGAACATCACCTTTAGTAACACGGGACATTTCCGAAAATATATAAGATTTCCCCGCACCGACTATCCGCAGGGTGCCACTATAAGCACCCTGCGATTGCCCTCCTTAAAAGCCTTTGAAGTTTTATTAAATAAATCGACTTGATAGTCTCGCAGTTCCATTAGAATGGCAAGTCACTATCGGGAACTTGGGGTACTGTTTCAAACGAGTTAGGTGCAGATGCGTTAGGTGTGTTTTGCCAAGCAGGGAGTTTGTCTTGACGATTACGAGCGATAACGTAAGCTACTTTCGCACGGTTCTCACCTTCGTATAATTCGTGCTTAATACGAACTGCGCCGACCGCACCCTCCCACTGTTTGCCTGTTCCCATAGCAGGGTTTGTAATTCCAAACGAATTAAAGAAATCGCCGATACGTTGGTTTGTCTGTTTTGGATTGCTTGAATCAAGCACAAGATAAAACCATATCTTGCTGTTGTAACCGTTAATATCGAGAGTAATTTCGTAACCTTGATTGCCAGAATTAAAGGTTTTCTCTGCTACCTCTGCTATCCTTGCGCGGTAATCACCAGCAGGGATAATTTCAAAACTTTTTTCTTCGTACTGTGACGGGTCGTAAGTCCATTGTGCCATTTTAAATTTCTCCTTTTATAAATTTATAATTATACACATACACATACTCATATACATACTTATGCGTTTGTGGGTTTTACATATAGGTTTTCGGGTAAAACTGTTTTTCTACCGTATAGTTGGTCTTTGCAACCGTAACGAGTTTCGCTATCTTCGGTTATTAAGAACCAACGCATATTTTTTTGTGAATCTTCGGCTTTAGCCATTTGGCCGACGATATTACATAGGCCAAGCACTTGCGGCAGGATTTTCTTTGGAAGATTCGGCGACTGTCTTAAAGCGAGAGTGCCGTCATTCTTTGTAATAGTTTCGCTATCGTCCCACGCGGTAAAAGTAACGTGGCAGTGTGCGTTAGCAGCCATACGGGTTAAGCGTTTAATAGACTGATATACACACTGATACACCTGTCGTATATCCTTAATTTTTCCTTCTTCTTCGATTTCAAGGATAGCCATTTCCTTTAAGTCGGTTAGGTTATCTACGACTATAAGCGTGTATTTCTTTGACTTAATAGCATCTTCAAACTGTTTAGCAAAGTAAGAGCTACCGTCGCCCTGGTCGAGCCAATGTTCCACTCTCTCCACTTCTACGTTCTTGCGCTCAAACATATTAAGCACAACGGACGAGTTATCGGAACACAATAACTTAATTTTTTCTTCTTTTGGTGCGGTCGAGGCTACTGTTTTACCACTGCCTGGACTCCCCCAAATCATTGATACTGCCATAAAAATACCTCCTATTTATGACTATTAGTAATATTATAGGGAAAATTATACACCGAGGATTGCTCGGCGTTCTGCGGTAGATAAACCTACCATTTCAAAATCTATCGGTTCTTCAATCGTTTTAGTGGCTCGGCAGTATTCACATACTCCACACCTTTCGGGTGGTATCTCACCCGATTTAACCGATAATATATGTGGCATATTTCTTTTTACTTCTTCGAGTATTTCTTCCCTGCGCCATTTAGGGATTCGTATAACGTCTTTATCGGGTGGGTTTTGCTTTGTGACGACTGCTAAAACGGTGTCTAAATCGTTTTTTTCAACGGCGGCATATATAGCCATTTGTAAATCATAACCCCAATATTCTACGAAAGATTTACCCATAATGCGTTCCATAGACCGCATTACTTTCCAATCGGTAATTCTCTCACCTTTTGAATAATCGTCTATTTTGATTTTCCAAGGGGTTCCGAATAACTCGGCCGTCATAATTACTTGTTTTTCACCCGAAAGATACGGTTTAAAGCCAGGTGTGTTTTTAATAACTTCGATTACTTCTTCGGCTTTTTTAATATTTGCGCCTTTCATTTCTGGGTGTTCTTCTTTAAATTTGTCGAGAGTACCTTCTATCCAAGCATCAACGTAACTGCCTATCAATAATGCCGCAGTCATAGGGCGCTTGTATTCGCCGTTTAATTCGGCCATAGCCGCAGCCTCACACTTACAAAACTGTTTGTATTGTGAAACGCTCATATACTCCCTATTCGCCTCTAAAGAATAATAGTTTTCGTTAGTAAGGGTCATATACGGCCTCCTTACGTGCATTGTCTACACAATTTTCGCAAAACTGTTCTCCAAAAAATTCCCAATAATTATCGCCGTCACGGATAGAATCACCGCACCCAGAACACACAAACACACTTGGTGGGTCGGGCGCATTGGGACACCGCGGGTGACACGGTGATTGCCTACATTCAATACACATATTTTTCCAACCTTTCAAAAAAATGCTTGACTTTACAATTTGTATGTTTTAAAATGATTTCGTACAAACGTACGTTCTAAATTTTCGGTACAAAAAAAGCAACAGATATTTACCGCCTCGGTTAATTTCCACTGCCTAATTCCCAATAATGATAAGCAACATTCAATCCTACTCATATTCGCTATATCGGCTAATTCTTTAAAATTAATGCCCTTCTCCCTCATTAGTTGACGAAGCACAGGATAAACCGTTATCATAAGTAAAACTACCTCGCTTATCGTTTTTTTATTTTCTCACATTATTACTAATGGTAATATTACTATAATACCATTTTTGTTTTTTTGCAATAGTTTTTTATTTTTTGATTTTTTTGTGTTATGTTTTAATTAAAAAAATATAGGAGGCAACCACGTGAAAAAGATAGATAACAGTGAGTGTCTAATAACATTTGGAGAATATATAAGAGAGGCGCGCGAAGTGCGTGGTCTTACTCAAAGTGACGTAGCAACACTATTAAACATTACTCAATCTTATTATTCGTTAATTGAAAACGGCAAGAAAAATGTAGACCTTGTGCTTGCTATAAAAATTTGCAAAGAACTAAAAATCAATATGAAAAAATTTATGCAAATGTATTTATAATATCAGTATAACATTTTTATTGTCCTATAAATCGTACTTAAATAAAAAACCACAGCCATTAAGGTTGTGGTTTTCTTTTATGTATAATTATGTGTATGTGTATGATTATACATTACTTAAAAAATCTTCTATAAGGTTTTGGATAATCTCGTTGCGGCTTGTATCTATCCTTTTTGCGTAAGCATCAAGCTCGTTTACGGTAGACTCTTTAAGTAATAACTGCACTCGGCGAGTTTTACGTTCTTTCACGATATGCGTATCAGTATGTGTATGTGTATCTGTATAAGTAGGTGTAGGTGTAGGGTTAGGGAGATTATTTAAAACTCCAAAAGTATTATTTTTCTTAACAGATTTAGCCATTATACAATACCTCTCTTTCTTAATTCTTCAATAAGTGACATATAATCTATTGTTGCATCGTCAACGGGAGCATATTCTTGTAAAGGCATTTGAGCAGCTTGTGAATTTTCTACGGACTGTCTCATACGTATTTTAGAATCAAACACGCTTGTGCCTAAACGTTTTGTAAGTTCTGGCAATCCTTCTAAAATTTCTTTTGCCAAAAGAGTGTTACTGCGATATTTCACAAGTAACAGGCCCAACACTTCTAAATTAGGGTTCGGGTGGCCTTTTATTTCTAATACGGTTCCCATAAAGCGACTCATACCCTGGAAAGAGTATTGACCGCAGTTCACGGGTATTATAATTCCGTCCGCAGCTATAAGAGCGTTTTGTAACATTATACCAAGGTTAGGGGGAGTGTCTAAAATAATGTGGTCGTATTTTTCTTCTAATTGAGCAAGTCTATTTTTAAGCCTAAAATATCCTGTAACGCCTTTAAGGTGTTGCTCTGCATCTTCTAATACGTCGTCGGCGGCGAGAATATCTCCAAACTCCGTTGTTTGTACGCAATCCTCGGCTTTTTCTTCGGAGAATAATAAATCGGATAGGGTAGGGGAGCCTTCGCTTGTAGAGGCTCTGTATGTATCGGAACTGTTACCCTGGGTATCGCAATCCACAAGTAGAACCTTTTTACCAGACATTTTTAAGCCGTAAGCAAGGCTTGTGGCTGTTGTGGTTTTACCGACACCTCCTTTTTGATTGCTGATAGCGATTGTTTTCATAATATCTGTCCTTTCTTTATGAGTATAATTATGTTTATACACATACACATAATTGTGTGTATGCACACATAATACTACTAAAATTTCCGTTTGTCAAGAAAAATTTTCCAAAATACTGAAATTTCACCTACGCGGTGGGCGACCTCTGGAACAACGCCTGGTCGATTATCCGTATAGTTTTATAAGGCTAAATTAAATATCAAGAACTTTCGCGGCATAAAAACCAACGTGCGCGCTGGTATTTATTCCACGGTTTCTTGACATTTAATTTTTCCAAGTATTCCATAGCTGCGCCGACGGAACAAACCTCAAAATCGGTTGTGTTCGTCGTCTTGCTAATGGTACACTTGGAACCGCCAATAAAGTATTTTTAAATTTTACTTGACATTTTCACTCGAACCGAATACTATCACGGGTTGGGTTCAGCAGGGGAGAGGGCAGAGTAATCCCGTCGAAACGGGAAAATTACTCAATACCGCCACGGTCTTGGGACGAGCCGTTTTCGGTTGACTCTCTCGTAATTCAACGCCTATTTCGTTATTTCTAAACGAACACCTGTAAACCCACCCAACAGGTTAAGGCGAGGTTCCACAATGGGTCGGTGATTAACCGTCGCATAAAGCGATTCCTCCGCATAGCATATTATTTATACACGGTGCTGTCAGCCGTGTTGACGTAAACCGTAGTATTGGCGAGAGAGTAACCCTACGGCTCCGAGACGACTTTTTGACATTGGCTCGTCCACACCAGCGTGATTTAAGGTATGCGCTGCCAACCCACCCGCACGGCTATTTTCTAAAAATGGCCGCACTTAACAAAGCCTCCGAATACAGATTTTTTCCGAAAGCCTGTTATAACACTATTCAATTTGTATATGTATAAGGCTCACCGCCAAGTGGCCTCTATACCAAGATAAGTGTACGATTAGAATGTTTTAAAACGATTTCGTAAAAAAACACTTGACAAATATATACAGCATTTGCTATAATGTTTACACAAAAACGGGTATAGCAAAGCTCGCCCTACGGAGCCTATATTTTTTAAAGGCCGCCCAGAGCGTATTTGTTTTATATTCGGTTGTGTGTGTTTATCTGCCCGCCAAAGCTAATAAACACGGTTTACAAAGGGAATTTACAAGTGTAGCGCCAACTACACTTAACGACATCAAAAAAGCCGATTCAAGTTAAATTGAATCGGCTAAACTTTTGCATTTACATATTGACAAATACTTGCGAATATATTATAATATAAGCAAATAAGCGATATGCGCAAAGGCGCTGCCGAGTCAACTCACACTTGACTCCAAGTTCCGCATTTGGTGTTTCTAGCACCTTTGCGGATAATGCTTATTTAGAAAACGTCACTTCGGTGGCGTTTTTGTTTTGTTGTCGTTGTGCATATAATAACACAAAATTCGCAAGAAATCAAGTATTTATTTCAAATACTGTGAAATTCGCATCACAAGCGCTTATATTTCGACTTTAAAAGGCGGGGTAGGGGAAACACCTACCTCGCCTTTAAAACGCTCTTACAAGCCAATTTTCGCTAAAATATAAGCAACTACCGCAGCTAATACCGCCCAAATCAACTTGTCTATGATAGTGTCCCAACGTTTGCCTGGTTTCAAAGTTAAGGTTTTAACGTCAGCTTTAATTTCCTTAACGTCGTTTTCAACCCTTTTTTCTTGGTCTACCAGGACTGCCACTGTACTTACTATCTTATCGAGATTGTCTTGTTTTTTCTCCACTTCGTCTAATCGGTGAGAGTTTGACTTTGCGCGTTCCTCTACCTCGGTTAAACGATGCTCAATCTTGACTTCCATAACGGCCCTCCTTATGTAGTAGCCGACAGGTCGGCAATCTTGTTGTATAAATCTAATATAACGGCGTTAGTGTCCCTGTTATACTCGCACTCTACTATCGCACCAGAGGTATCGGTCAAGAGTGTCATAGTGGGAGATAGAGACTTCATACCGAGTATAGTGCCGTCGGTGGCGGGGGTGTAGGTAGTCTCAACGCACTCGTTAAAATCGGTGACGGTGTCCGCGTATTCAATTTGTAATGTATCGACTTCAAACTTGATACGGTTGTCATTGAGATAAAATAAAATGCGCGTCATTATTTCGCCAATATCCTCACAAATCATTGTTATTTTAGTACGCTCTCCTACCTTTAAGGAGATTGTTTCGCTGGCTAACGCTACCGCATCGTTATAAGCGTAATATCTTAATTGATTATCATAGGCGCCTACCTCTACCAACGTCACGTATAACGATACCGCTATTTTAGAGGTAAGTTTTAAGCCTTGTGGTAATTTAATTGCGAAAGCACCCGTGCTATACATTAAAGCGCCACCGCCCACTTCGCCTGTAATATCAAATACGTTATTACTTTGGTTGTTAATAGTGGCGTTATCGTATGCGATAGTATAATTATTTTTATTAAAAACATTCTTCCCACACTTCGTAACCGTAACACTCGCAGGGTCAACGTAGGGAGTGTATTCGGTGGGGGTGGGGCCTTCTTCAAACTGAATATTTGATATTCTACAAACGCCACCCGTTGTATCGTTTCGAGTGTCTAAACCATAAAAAGCAAGATAACTTTCTAACATTTCTTCGGTAATAAACACAGGTTTGCCAAAATCAATGAAATAGTCCATATCTCTTAAATGGGCCATTTTAATAATAGAGTTAGTTTCTGCCGACAACACATAAGTCCGATTAGGTTGCATTTGTGGGCAGAGGTCTTTTAACTTAATGTAAGTTTGGCGGTGTCCGTTTGATTCATACCCAGCCTTTGTGGTGATTTCGATATATCCTTCGCCTACCGCCGATATATAAATGTTACTTTCTTCTTGAACGGCAATTTTAGTGACGTCAATAAGGTTTTTACTGTATACACATACACATACACCGTGTTCCACGGGAGATACGTCGTCGGCTCTTACAACCGCGCCAGACATTTTACCTTTAATAGCATTAGCAAGGCTATCCACCTTACTTTTATACTCGGTAACATTAGCATCTAACGTCTGGTAATCGTCGGGGATATTATCTAATACCTCTTGCTCTTTTGCGGCGGCAGCATTTTTAAGCGCCTCAATAGTTTTGCTTTCGGCATCTTTAATATTTACGACTGCGTTACCGCCTGTCTCAAATAAATCTTGGTGCCACTGTGCGAGAATATCGGCATAATCTTCGATAACAATCCCCGAATTATAAATACCTTTAGATACGTTTATTTCGGAATAAATAGCAGTATTCCAAACATAATCGAGTTCGCCGTCAGTAGTGCAAGCAAAGCGTAACAAGAAACTTGTTATACCTTCGTGCTTGGTTGCATTATAAGAGAGCAACCAACTACAAATAACCACGCTACTATCTTCGGGACTAATCTGTAAATCGCTTACTTCATAGACACCGCTATTTTCTTCCTTTGTGGCAGAGTTAATGTTAATATAATGGACTTCCACTCTGTCACAAATAGACATATCGTGTCCTTCGATATACCGAGGCAGTTCAAAAGTAAAACGCTCGGAATTGTGGTCGTTCTGTACGACAGTATTCTTCGTAGAGAACTCGTTAGTGATAACCCTTGTAATAGGGTCAATCGAAAAATGCCTATCAGTATCATAGACAGAGTGGGCGTGTCCCATATTTAATTATCTCCTTACATTAAAATCTAAACTGTTTCCGTTTCGTCCTGTTCGGACATTATTTCGTGGTCGGGTTCGATTATCACAACCTCAACCCACACTTGACGGATAATATTATCTTCGAAAACATATTTGCTTTCATAAAACTTATCGTCTTGTGGGTATTCGGTATGAACAACTTTATAGTACCCATTTTCATTAAACACCTTTTCGCTATTAGTAAAGATATGCTTACCGTTCACCAATAACGGATTGGGTGCTTTTTCAATAGTATTTTCGTCAATCAGTTTATAAAACATTATGACACCGACCTTTCTTTGCTGTAATATGTAACTTCCATATTTGATGGTTGAACGCTCGTATCTACAGAATAGATTGTTGTACCTTTGAAAGTTGGTAATTGTGGTAATTCTATAGGTGTAGTAGTAGGTTTTGTTGAGGCATACAATACATAAGTTGCGTTGTTGGATAACCAACTATTAAATTCTGCAAATGTAGTTAAACCTAAAACATCTAATATGCCTGTCCAATAAAGTGATTTATTGTCGACACCCACCCACATACCACTTGAATTATTATACGCCTGTGATTCACTCCAAGAGTTATAGTTTCTATTCGACAAAGCATAGATATTTTTGCTATAATTCCTGTCTAATACATCTAGAAAATATACACCCTTTTTATTACTCCAAGTATAAATTTCAGTAGGGTTTTTCAACTCAACTTTCTTAATATTCCTTACCACTACTTGATTTTTAAAATCAATATAATCAGCATACTTGCCAATTTTACGTAAAGGTTCGTCGAGGTATATGTTGGTGGTTATGGGTTCTTGGTAGGGTTCGTATTCATCTATCGTTTGCCCTGCATCTTCCATTATCACGATATCCTTAAAAATAACTTCCATATTATCAGCCATTCGTGTAACAACATACTTATAACTTGTCATATCCGCAGGTGTTTTGAATTTTGTAATTATTTCACTGTCAGCGCCCTTATAACCGCCACTATAACCATTCACAATATAAATTGCTTTTTCATCATAAGTAGCTCTTAAAGTTTGCAATTTCAAACTTCTACGCATAGTGCCTGATGCACTTTCATTCGAAGAACCATTATTAATTTCCGTAACTAATGCTCTACAAATATATTTTGTATTTGGTTTCAAATTAAACGCATTCATATTCGAAGAAGTCGGATATACACTTAGTATTTTGGCTGTTTTGAAAATTAAACTATTATTTTCTTTTTTAAAAGTGGCATAATCGTGATAAAATGAAACTTTATCAATATCGAATACATTCCCACTCGCTCTAATCGGTATCTTATATTTGCCGTAGGGTTCATTAAGATATTGTGTTCCCTCGTTTAAAAACATTTCTCCATTATTGAATTTACCAATACCACCGCAGATTTGAACATAGGCTGTTTCGCTCGTAGTAGTAAAAGTGACATTACTTTGCTTCGATACCACTCCACCGTATATTCCAAGATATGATTTACTTTCATCTAATAGTGTGTATGTAACATTATTGAGGACTGTTGCGTTATAAGAATACACAGTATTGGTTTTCACCGATATAGTAAACACATTAATTGTAGGATAATTATCATCTTTTTTAATACCTATCCCATTTTGATTAATAAAACCTTGCTCATGTTCCGTATCAGGTGATATAAGATTTACCGTCTTCTCCCCAACACTCTCAACCTCAACAGGTGCATTGGGGGTGGGTGTTCCGTTTTGCACACTCTCACCATACAACTTGTAGCCAATAGTGCTTTTATTATCCACACAAGCGGTTAAAAATAAAGGTAATTTACTTGATATAGTTCGTATAAATCTTGTAAGTGCGCTCATTAAAGCTCGTCTGCGTTCAAGTAATCTCATTCCGCAAGACCTCCCACAACAACACCGTTTTTAATATTAAGTTCCCAAGTCTCGCCATTGGCAAATGACGGTGCACCGCCTATATATTTGCTTTCGGGAAGAGTGATAGTTATATCCCCCTCGCTTGCTAAAGTGAAACTGAAAGAACATATAAAAGGTGTATTGGGATAAACAATAGTTAGGTTTGTTATATCCGTTTCAGCAATGTATTCGGTGTTATCTTCGATTGTTAAGGTAGAGCCGTCGGTGAAGTTTACTGTATTTTCGCTTTGCAACTTTTCTTTAAGGCGTTCGGGGTTCATTGCAGTACCGACAGTCACGCCAATTATTTTTTTGTTCATACTTCTACCTCCGTAATCGTTACTTGTATTGTATAGTCATTTGTTGGTTTCTGCCCGATTGCATAAACAGTCACTATACCATTATCATTTTCAGTAACAAAGGTAAGGTCTTTATCATAAAAAATTGCAAGTTGTTGAACGCTCGGTGTAAGGTCAACTTGACTGTTTACCGTTACACCTTCAATTTCAACTGTTTGTTGATAAAGATTATCAGCGCCAACCCATTCCAAAGCTAATAATGTAACTTCTCCGATTTTTGCGGGTTTAAAACTGCTGTTTAACTTATTAAAAACCTCGTCAACAAGTGCTTGTTTTTCTTCGGTAGTATAATAGTCAACACCTTTTTGCGGCGTGTACCCATTCGCCCCCGATTCACCTTTAAACTCACCGCTATTAGCACGTTCCTCTATGCTATTTGCGGTTTCAACCGCAGTTTCGCACAATCCAATAATCTGCCCGTAAACGTTTTCCGTAGGGGCGGCAGGTACACCGCCCTCACATAAGATAGACTTTTGGCACTTAATTACCGCAGGGGTGGTAGTTCTTAAATCGCCAGCAAATACACCAACCGCACAAGTAAACGTATTACTTATGACAGGTGCATTTACTTTATTGCCCTCAAAAACTACGTCTATATAACTGTTATTAAATGAAAATCTCGCAGTTTTAACGTTATGCTCGGCCCATTCTTCGTCAAAATCGAAATAAATAACATAATCACTATTACCACATACGATTTCTTTGGTGGGATTCTGCGCGATTTTGTTTTTAACAGTAATATTTATGATAGACATATACTATCCCTCGCTTTTATTTGGTACGGTGTAAGTAAGTGCTAAATCACTATCGGAATACCCAGCAGTAGTTGGGTCGTTAATAAGATTCCATACCGAAACAATTACCGACACTACGATTACGGGGTTTTTAATGGCTTCTAAAAATACTTTTCCAAGAGCCGCCCAGGTAGTCATATCTTCCCAACTCAAACCCATATAAGCAAGAATAGGAAATACGATAGAAATAGCAAGGTTCGCCCAAAATACAGGGTTTTTAAAACGTACTTTCCAATTTATTTTCATAGTGCAAACCTCCTTACACTTTCTTACAATAATCGAGAGAAATCCAACCAGCGCCAGATTTAAGTTTTCCCCAACCCTTATCGGAGCCTTTACCTTTGCTTTCTTCGATTATGGTGTATGTACCTTTATCCGTGATAAGTCCAACTACTGCATAGTTAGTACCCGCACCTTTACGGATATTCAAAGACGATGCAGTCACTCTCACAAGGTATGATTTAGAAGTGGTGGGTGTTTTACTTGCGTTGGACGGTTCTTTCTTTTTAGTGGCTTGGTATTTAATATCAAGTGTCTTTAAAATACCTTTTGCAACAGCAACGCCCATTTTCTTTTGCTCGGCAGCAGTGTCGATTATCTTAATATCTTTTGCGTTATCAATAAACGCACATTCAACGATAACCGCAGGGCATTTAGTTTCACGAATAAAACCGTAATAATCTGTGCCGCGTGAATTTTTACGAGTTTTTGCACCTCGGCTGTTTTGTCCTATGCTCACTATTTCACTTAAAACGTTTTCAGCAAGTGTTTTACCTTTGCCACCACCGTGGTGATAGAAAGCCTCTACGCCGTCGCCACCGCCAGCGTTGTTATGTATATCAATCGCAAGGTCTGGGGCAAACGCATTACATTCTCTTATTTCTTCGTTTAAATCGTCGTTCTCGTCCTTTTTGCGACTCATACCGACAGTAACGCCGTGGTCTTTTAAAACATCAGCGCAAGCCTTCGCAATCGCTAAATTAAGGTCTTTTTCTTTAAGGCCGTTACCAACTGCGCCACTATCTTTACCGCCGTGGCCCACTCCAATAAATACTTTTGCCATAATTCATTCCTCCTAAAAATATAGAAATTTTATAATTTAACCTTTCGGTGTTGGCACGTCTAACAATGTGACTGTTCCTGCATAACGGAAAGTGTCAACGTATGCCATATCTTGAACATTTATATACCAACTCGTCGTCGATAACGTCGCTGGCATTACTTGTGAGACTGCACCCTCTGCGTCGCTTTGTCCGTATGCGTTAAGTTGAATTTCCGCGTGTTCACCGTTAGGGAAAGACGGTAGCAACCCGTCATTATCCACAAGCCTTAAATAGTGATTGCCCGCAGAAGAATTAGGAGAGAAATTTATGGTTTCTAACCTAATTTGAAGAACACCGCCCGAAATAGCGTAATAAAAATCTCCCGCATATTCGTCGTTGTAAATAATTTCGCCTGTGCCTCTCTTGGTTCTAAAATTATTTTCCAAATAGGTGTTAGTGTCAGCGTTTTGCAAATACGCATATCCGTTTGTGGTGTCAAGAACCACTCTAACGTATGCGCCTTCCATAAACAGATTTCCTAAACCTGTAAGAACTTCGCCGTGTGCATCTGCAAAATCAAAATCTTGGCTTGCGTTCTCGTTTGTGTCCTCGGTAACTTCGTCATAGTAAACTCTTAAACCGTCAACTTCTGTGCAATCACACGGAGCCTTAAAAGTTAGCAGAACACCGTCATAAATAGGACTGTGTGCAATTATTCTAATTTTAGACATAGGTTATCTCCTTACTCAACACCCGCCAAAAGTACACCACTTTCGTGTAGGTAAGTTCTTTTTCCATTAAGTGCAACATAAGAAACGCCGAGTTCACCGATTTCAAGTCGCCCTAAACGTGGGCTGCTTGTTTCTGCGCCTTCTCTAACTTCAAAGCAAACAATACCTTTGCCACCTAACATACCGCAGCCTACGTTTATGCCGTATACTTGGCCGTTTATATCACGGTATTTCATTAAAGCGTGATACGAGTTAAGATTTTCAAAAGATAATGAGCCTTTTAGTGTATCGCCTTTTTTATTAACTAACTCGTTTAACGTAGCAGAATTTAGCGGAGTGCCAACTACCGTCGGCTCGTCAGCACGTGTTACTACCGCATAAAAAGGTTCGCCAGATTCGGGTGTTATCAGCACTCTATTAGGGTATTTTGGTTGTCTGTCTATAAATGCCATATTTATACCTCGCCACAATAAGCCTCGTTGCATCTAAACAACGTTGGCTCAATTTTACTAATATCCATAAGGATTTTTTCAATATCATTAGCGCTTGTATACGTCAACTTACTCATACTTTGCGGTAGGGTAGGGGTATCGGTATATGTAGTGCTTTTCGCTACGATTTTCCTTATATTTTCCAAAAACCTATCTAAATCGGATTGTTTAGGAATATCCCACGCAGTCCAATCGGTTTTAGTGGTTAAATTTAAACCAAACAAAACAGAAATCTCGGCTACTGCTCGTTCAACACGGTTTAGGTCGGTATGGTTGTACGCACCCTTTAAACCATTAAGCCATTCAGCCTGTTCTTCGGCGGTCATTTGCAACCAGCCTTTTTTTGAAAGATTTTCGGCATAATCAACGTCGCTTTGTGTTCGGTTTGTAATTAGTTCAAACATTCACACACCGCCTTATTCTGTGCGCTTCCAATAAAATCTGTCGCAAAAATCGTCAAGCATATAATCTTTAGTAACAGGGATTGTAACATCAAGAAATGCTATACCGCCTGCTTTTGCCGTTCCGCTATTTTGTCCAACAACATCACCTGATATTAAGAAACCATCCCTACCTAAACTACTTAAAATTACAGCATTAGAACCATCGCAACTCATCATTGCATTATTAAAATTATAATCCCAACCGCTTATACCTAATGAGGTTAAATCTTTTATTTTCCCAAATGTAAACGTTTCATCCGTCACATCTGCACCAAGTTTTAAATTTAATTTTAATCTTAAACTGTGACCTGTGCGGACATAAGAAAAGCCGGTAGTAGTATCACTTGTTAAATAAAAGGTTGTGCCATTTTGCAACTCAAAATTAGAGGCATCTATATCACCACTCGACGACTTAAATTCTTTGTCAAACAACTCCCAAGCGCCGCCAAATAAATCAGCAGGGGAAACGTCGGGAGAATTTGCTATATATACAGTACCTACGGGGTATAAATCCGTAACACTTGCTTTTTTATCCAAAGCCTTTTTAGTAGCCAACGCAGACGGATATTGCTCGTCGGTAACACTATTTGTAAATTCGGTAATTTTATTTTTAGTGTGTTCTATCTGTTCCACTGTGCCAGGGAACTGTGCTAAATTTGCCATTTACGTTACCACTCTTTCCTTGCAAAAACAGAAATTTCGTTACCGTTTATGTCGGTTATAATATTTCCGTTTCTATCTGCCAATGTTTGCATTTTAATTACTCTGCCAGAATAACTACCTCTAAATGCGCCAGAATAACTATATTTAATATTCGATATAACAACAGGCAAGGCATCGCCAAATTTACCGCCTACACTTATATAATCAAATAAGTCCAATCGTGGGTCGGCGCGATATTCACCGCTTATCGTCTCTCGATTTTCCAAAACAAATGCTATCCATTGTGCTAACGATAAGGCGTGTGCCTCGTTACTCACCAACGGATTGCTTACTGTTTGCGTTTCGCCTGTGTCACCCACAGGTAAAACATATTCGTTATTCTCACCCCAAGAAACAGATACATTTTTCAGTTTCTTTGCCAATTCGCTTTCGGGCCAAGAATAAGAAAACTCGGAGTCTATACTGTATTCGCTCAATATTAAATCAAACGGCTTTATTTGTAATACTCCGTTTCTGTCTTGGTAGAATACACAGCAAGCAGCGTTAGCGCACATTTGCAGTATTTCAGCAATCGTATATTCTTGGTCGCCTAACACCCCTGTGTATTTCTTTAAAACAGGGTCTATATTAACAATACTTCCTGTGGGCAAATCCGCTTGTTCAACGGCGGCGGTCGCAATTTCATAAAGCGTACCGCTACGAATACCCGTGTATGGAGCGTTAATCATAAATTCCAACATATCTCTCGCTACGAAAGATGCCTCTAAACCATTAGACGGCGCTCTCCATTCGGAAAGATAAAAAGTTCCCGCTTTTATCCATTCGGTTGTGCCGTTTACGTCTAACCCATACCTCACGGTTAATCGTTGTCTTTCGGATAAGTATTGTTCCAATCCCGTAGGATTGCTTGGATTCCAACGGTTATCTGTATTATCTAATGAAAAATCAATACTGTTTTTAGGCAACTCACCGCTTACCAGGCAACCACTTTGTTCGTGAGTGTAATTTAATATGTCATTCTTTGTAAATGTCATATCCAAGCCTAAATGTATCGTATCAATACGTGAACGGTGATTGGGTAAACACCATTCGTTTATAGTCACAGTCACGCTATCGTAATTTGAAATTTCAAAATATACGATAGATTTATTACTTGTGTTGTTATGTACGGTTGTTTCGGCCACAACAACGTCGCCGTTTTTTGCCGTAATCGTAAAATCTGTGGCATATTCGTTGTATTCGCTGCTCCAAATAATCGTCATACCAGGTATTCCCCTTGTATGAACTTCGGGCAAATTCAACGTCACACTACCGCCGTAAATCGTGTCGCTCACATATCCCACGTTAAGATAAGGCCCATTATCGGGTAAAATACTTCGTGAGCCGTCCAACACCCATAAATTAGGCTCTAATGTAGCGTATTTTTTTGTTGTTTGTTCGGCCGACGTTCCCGTTATAGAAGATATATCGGAGAACACCGCCTCGCTCGTTGCCTCGGCTACTGCGCTTTCTTGTACGCCTTGCTCGGTAATCGAACAGGATATTTCAACAAACGTTTCGGGTAATAACAACTCTTTATTTATTTCTCGCCAAGCGTTAGATACAGTTATCATAACTTACACCTCTACAAGTGAAAGGGAACACTCTGTATAACCCATTACGGCGCCCGTGTTAGGGTCTCTACGCCATAAGCCTCCCGACCTATCCGATACGTACATTAAACGTGTCGTATAACTATTGGTTGCTTGATTTAAGAAAGTCACATTATTATAAAAATTGTTCGTAAACAATGATAAGATTTTCGCCCACTGTTGCGCCGTAAGATATTTCCACGACATTTCAACTTTCGCCACGTCGTTCCTTACAACACTACCAACGACTTTTCCGTTTACGTTACGGGCAGAATCTACAATCGTGGCAGTAACGCCGTTATACGAGGACGGTTCGGGGAAGTCAAAACCGCCTATTGAAACTAAAGCCGCCATAGAATCGCCTCCTTAATCGGTGGCGCTCTATGGCGCTCTGTTTAATAACTGTAAACTTGATTTCCTAAAATAGCCGTACCACGCTCACGTTGCGTTTTTTCGACCGTTTTAGTGATTTCTTTACCGTCAAGGTAAACGTGTACTGCTTGCTCTCCAGAGCCAGCAGAGGCTCGATTAGCAGCCATTACAGCAGCATAAACGCCTTCGTAAACTGCATCGGCCATTTGTTGAACGTTCATAACGCCCGTTCTACCGCCGCCAGCATTAGCCATAACCTCTGGGCCACGTTCACCCGCCCATATCAATGAGCCTGTGTTAAATATACCGCCGTTGGCCGCAAACGATAATTTAGGCCAACCAGGTAGGTTCAAAACCTTTGTAACGGCTTTTTGAACTTTACTAAGGCCCTTACTATCGTAAGTAACTTTAAACTTCAAAGAGGGGATAGATAACTTAACATTGTCCTTCCACCACTTTTTAGCAGTATTCCAAGCACTTGAAAGTTTATCCTTAATACTGCCGATTGACGGAGTATAAGATTTAAGCGACGATTTACTCTTATCCCACCATTTCTTTGCGGAACTCCAAGCAGAAGAAAGTTTGTCTTTGATAGAACCGATAGAAGGGGTATATTTCTTTAATTCGCCTTTTTTCTCGTTCCACCAATCTTTAGCCACCGTCCACGCAGAAGAAAAACGGTCTTTAAGAGCATTTGTAGGAACACCTTTTAAAAGGCCTTCGGTTAAATACTTACCACCTTTTTCAAAGAGTTTCGACGGTGAAGCTATTTCATTCTCCTTTTTAAACCAATTCCACGGCCATAGCGCCCAATCTTTCCAACTTTTCTCTTGCTTTTTCATTTCGGTATCAGCGCCTTTTTTCAAGCCTGCGCTCAAATCGACACCTAAATCCTTCATATTTTGAACAAGAGTAGGTGTAAGTTCTATGGTTTTCCCAGATACGGCATCTTTAATACCGATAACAACGCCAGAGGCCTCGTCGGTAACGTAATCAATATTGTTAAGCAAACCTTCGGCTACGCTACCGTCAATCTGTTTACCAGCATTTTTAACCGTAGCAAGTGTATTTAAGAACGTCGCATCGGTTGAAAAACCTTTACCTATCATATAGTTAATGCCGTCAACGTCGCCAGAAAGTGCCTTTAACTCGTTATAATCGTTCAAACCAGCACGTATTTCTTTTGTAACTGTTTCGCCAGCCTTACGATTACTTGATGCGAGTTTTTCATAATCTGCCATTGTAGGAGACATTTGCTTTAATAATTCTTCAAGGTTTTTACGCGCTTCGGCAGAAAGCGTAGCAGCGTTAAACGACATTTGGTTATATATTTCGGTTGTTAATTGGTTAAGATGCTTATACACTGTGCCGTTTTTGTCTTTAAACGTCGAATCAGCGTGTACGTTAAACACATCTTCCAACTCTAATTTATAGTTAAACCAACCTTCTTTTTTTGCTGTTTCGAGTTCGGCGGCGAATTTGGTTTGTAGCGTTTCCAGGCCAAAATCAACCGTGCCGTAAGATAGGTCAAGTCTGCCTTTTTGGTAGGCTTCTTCTATATCTTTAACGGTCTTATTATATATCTTTTTGGCCGCTGCCTCGGACATACCAGCATCAATATTTGCATCGTACTGCATTACCGCTACTTGCAAATTTGACATTTTCACTTCTTCTAAAGAGTCCAAACGCCCTTCGATTGCTTTTTTTGCACCGTCTAATACGTCTTTGAATGACTCTGGAGTGAGCATATCGCCGCTAACAGACAATTCCAAATTTTTCATTTCGGCGCGGAATTTTACGTCAGCAACATAATCGAGAATTTCTTGCATTTCCTCTTGGATTTCCCGTGCCTCTTGTAATTTGTTTGGAATCCACTTACCGTCAACAAAAGACTCCGAAACAACCTTTTTAAGTTTTTCGCCCAAGTCAGCAAGTTTACCCGAATTTTCCGTATAGAAACTTGTTAGTGTACTTGCAAGTCCTACACTCGAATCGTTTTCAAGTATTTTAATAGCGACATTAGTAGTTAAGTAATATTGTTCCAAATACTCTTGTGCGTTTGTGATAAAAGAATCTATTGCAACCGCATAATTAGAATATTCAACCTCAACGCCTATCGCAATTTTAAGATTTAAAGTGTCAAGTTTTTCTAAAGAATTTTCAATATTTTCTTTAAGTTTTTTTAGGGTTTCACTTTCGGTAGAGTATATATCCAATGCCGCCGTCACAGGAATAGTAACCGTTTGGATTTCATATTCACCAATTTTTTCGTTCCAGACTTTGGTGTCAATCGTAATCTTTCGTGGTACGGCTGTTATTTCCTCGATATAAACCTCTAAACTCTCATTATCAAGTGTTATAGTGCCAAAGCGAGCATTTAAATCTTCTTTCAAGGATTTTTCTGCTTTTTCGGACATAACACCTAACGCAGCAGTAACAACATTCACCGTAAGCGCAACAGCCGCACCAATTAACGCACCTGTCGGGCCACCAATCATAAAGCCAAAGCCAGCACCAGCAAGGACAGAGCCAATGCCTGTTATAATGCTTTCTTTTGTTACTTCACCATTAGCAGTAATTTCACCAATAGTAATAGCCGCGAGAGTTAAACTCAACCCAGCAAATATTCCTAAACCGATACCTTGCCCCGTAGACATTGGTATCAATCCTTTATATGCCAACCAACCGCCAGCAAAACCAGCCGTTGCTGTCGTGAAAATTTGTTGTAACCACAACTGTGGGTCGTCCATTTCCACGCCACCGTCAGCAAGATTTAACGTTATAGCCGCCAACTGCATAGCCATTGACACCGCAAGTGATACAATCAATCCCTTTGTGCCAAAGCCTTTATACATCAAATAACCGCCAGCCGCCGTAACAAGTGCCTCACCTATCAGCGCCATAAAATTACCTGTTTCCAAGTATTCGTCCGATAGCATAAACACCAACACGGCCTCTATCGTTAATATAGCAAGCCCCGCCAACGCACGTTTAAGGTTAGCAACAGCAGTCCCCATTTTTGCTAATTCTTCAAGTCCTTCGCCCATTTGAGCGAGCAACAAAGCAATTCCAAAAGCACCTAAAACGGAACCGATAGTGGCTAAAACAGGTAGCCAACCTTCAAATTTTTCTTTAATAGCATCAACTTGGCTGTTAATATCCTTAAAAATTGATTCGTCCCATAAGGAATCAACGTCTAAATTTTCAAAGCCTGTGCCACCAACGCCACCGCCAGAGCCAGAACCGCCGCTTGACGAAGCGCTTGGAGGACTAATTACATTCAATTCGTCAATGCCAAGCGAAGCATTTTTCATTTCCTTAATAGCATCGGTAGCATTACCGACGGAATCGGTTAAATTATCCGTTCCCTCTGTAACTCCACCAATTCCACTTTCATAGCCAGACCAATCGACACCTTGTATGGTTATTCCAAACAACGCAGCGAGAGCCTGTATGCCGTCTGTGAGCAATTCGACAAACGCTTGTAAATATGGCATTATCTTAACCAAAACGGGCAAGAATAACGAACCAAAAGCCTGTGTAAGTGACTTCAACTGTTGAGAGAAAGTACGCATTAAACCCTCGGCCGTGTTAAGCTCTTTTGCGTAAGTGCCGACAAGACTTTGTGAGTGTGCTTGGTCTACCAAAGTTAAATAACGCAAATACGATTTTTGAGCCTCGGTAGCCTTTTCCAAACTTATCGTTAAGCCGTGGTTAGCCGCAGTCTGTTCTAACTGTGATTCTACGATTGTAAAACCAGCACGACGGATAGGCTCAACTTCACCCGCAATAGCCGATTTAATTGCTTCGGAGGCATCTGTGAACGAGGTATAAATATCGTTATAACCCGCCCAAATATCATAAGTAAGCTCCGTATAACCAACAGCCATAGTATTAGCATCTTTGGCGGCTACACCAAAGCCTTGTAGCATATTAGCGTAAATAGAAGAATACTGCATAAAGTTTTGAACGTTTATACCCATTTCTTCATTCAGCCGTTGAATCCACTCATAAGTGCCTTTGGCTTGTTCGCCAAAACCTCTACCAAAACGGGCCGCTATACCGTCCCACTCAATAGCCTCACCGATAAACTCCCTAAACTTCTCAATAGCTTGTTGCAACGCTTGAACAGCCGATTGAATAATATAAATTAGACTTGAAAAGTTAATCGAAGCACCGTCCACCTGGTCGCCCATATCTTTTACGGCCGAACCCGCGCTACGTGCTTTTGAGTTAATAGCACCAAAGCCAGACTTAATAGTAGCCATTTTAGTGGATAATGGCTCTAATTTAGCCGTTAATAATTCTACTTTTTTAGCAAAATTTTCTATAGTTTCGTCGTCTAAACTTTCGGTAACTTTACCAAGTTTAGACAACCCATTAACCATAGTATTAATACCGCCCGCTTTCACAGACGATAACGGGGCAACTGCCTCCGCAATTTCTTTAATTTTTGGTGCAACCCTTTCAACGTTGACCGATTGCAAGCCTTTTAGAGAGGCGGACAATTTATTTATACTATTGCCTATACTGCCGACGGAGCCGACAGCTTTTAGCCTCTCCATAGCGCCTACTAATTTACCGATAGAAGTAGTGGCGTTAGAGGCGACAGTGAAATTTTTAAGAGCAGACGATAAATTATTAAGATTTTTAATCGCAACATTTATACTGCTATTCTTTTTCAGTTCGCCTAACGCTTTCGATAAATCGCGGATATTAACCGCAGCGTTGGAAGAATTACTTTGTATTTCAATTTGTAGCGAGTCAATCGTCGTTGACATTGAGTTCACCACCCTTATTTAAGAGTGTGTCTCTTTGGGACATCTTCTTACGCATACTCTCCGCAAAAGCCGCAAACTCCGCTTTCATACGTTCTTGCTTTTTCCGTTCTTCGCGTTCTTCGCGCTCACGTACTTCGGCCATAGTAATCGGATAAGGTTCGTTCAAATAAGGTTCGGGTTTAATAACACCTTTTTTCATTGAGAACCTAAATAACGGACTTGCATCACAAAGAGCCTCGTAAATATACCTACCTTGTAACCACAAGGCTTGATTTTCTTTTCTGTCCCTTAATTCTTGTGCCTCTCGATACACTTCGCACAGTGAAACGTCGCCGTCCCAAAACTCGTCATAAGTCATACCAATAGACATATAGTGGGGGCAGAGCTTTTTAAAAATTTCCGTGTACGATTGAAAGGTGCTTAACCCTTCGTCACCTTCCAAGTCGCTACGTTTCCCTCGTCGGAGGATTTATTCTCGGTAAGAGTATTTACGGTGTCGGCATACATTTCCAAAAGAACTTGTACGAAACCGTCCTCGTCAACTCCACCTGTTTTATCGGCAATATGCTCGTAAATTTCGTCAACCAATGAGCGCTTTATACCTTTGTTGTGTTTCATAAAAGCGCCGTATACTAAAATAGGAACCATTGTCATAGGCTTATCGCCTATCTCTCCCAATACAAAACCCTGTTGTTCCATTTGCTTTACAGAGTTTCTGGAATACTCTAATGTGTAATCTTTTCCGTCGTAATTTACTGTGATTGTGGTACTCATAATGTACTCTCCTTTAAAATTAAAAATATTTAAAATAAGGGCGGTTTTTATGCCGCCCTATTTTTACGATTATTAGCCTGCGCTTTGCGACCAAACAGGTACGGTAGACGGTGTAACAGAAATTGTCATTTCAAGTACAGAGTTAACAGAACCCTCGTTAATGCTTGCAGACACGCCGCCTTTCCAAGCATAGCTTGAACCGTCGCCGAAAGTGAGTTTACAATCTTGCTCACCGTCAAGCGCGTTAATTTCAGCATAAGTAGCAGCATCATAGTTAGCGAGGAAGGGGAAATTATCGCTTGTCTGTCTTATGCCAGGGATAAATGTTTGTGCATCGTCGGAAAGTGTGGTGGTTTCCAATGCACTACGTTGACCGAGGATTGACGGGAAATCTTTAATTGCATAATCTTTATCGCCAATAGTCAACTTTGTGTTGTAAGAGTTCATAGCCATTGAGATTTTCCTCCTAAAAAAATTATCGTTTATATACATATCCGTTGGTGTCTATGACACCCTCGTATGTGGCCGTAATAGAGAATATCGTAGAATCGTATATCTCTGGGGTAGTGGTATATGTTTTACGTCGGAACCCTAACCGACGGATTTCTGCATCGGCAGTTTTGAAAATTGCCTTTGCCTCTGCTTTCTTGCCATTTCGCTTATTAGAAAATACTTGTAGACGATAACCAACGCCCGAATAATTTTCAATATCCGTAGAATCTACAAGATTATCAACGGTAACATTTTGTATTTCTTCAAGGGTGGCAGTAGGGAATTTAGACGGTTTTCGTATATATTCACCTGTGACATTCACACCCGTATGATTTTCTCGCAACACAGTGGCAACGTTAGTGAAAATTTCGTTTTCAAAATCGTTCATTTCCATACCTCCCGTGCTATTTGTGTTACTTGTTCAATCATAGTGTCCCTCGCAGTCAACATAGCGTTAGCAGGGGGATTACCATAGGTGTGACGGGCCTTGGCACCTTCGCCTTGGTTGAAATACCAACCGTGCGGATTTTTACCCTTGCCCTTGCCATACGTTCCGTGTGCGGGCGGTTTAAACTCCAACCCTGTCGAATCGTATTCGGGGAACTTAACGCCTGTACCAAACTCAATAAAACCAACCGTTTCACCATAAGCAATTACGGCGGCTCTATTTCCGTTTTGCGTTTCGGCTATGAGTACGTCGTTTACACCGTCGTAGTCAGCCGTTTCAAAGCCGACTTTTGCCACAGATACACCGAGTTCTACAAGTCTACGAATAAACTCCGTTTCTTTTCTCTCAAACTCTTTTTCGTACTGTGCCAACTGTCTTATGGCTTTATCTATCGACTTGCTATCCAACGGATTTATAACTATTTTCACGAAGTAGTCACTTCCTGTAACGCATACAGAATCCCGTTTTTACTGTCAGCCTTACGAACTACAATGTAGTTATAAGGCGCGGTAGGGGGGACTCCAAACCAAATAACGCTATTCTCGTCAATAGGACAAGCGTTATCCGATACGCACATTGTACGGCTATATCCCGTAAAACTACCGAAAGCCTGTACCGCCTCGTCGCCTACGGCCGCCGAAACGTTTTGTTCAAGCAACACCGCATCACTATATATCGGTTCGCTTTCGCCCGTTTCGTTGCCGTATTCGTCGTAAATCGGTTTTTCATTTACTAAAAGCGCATAGTAAATTTCCCTTTTGTTACGGTTGAGATTACGCATTAGTAACACTCCCCGCTAAAGGAACTATTCTACGGAGTAGGGAAGGACTCACATCAGCCGACTCGTAACTACGGCTTATACCGTTTTCACTGTGGCCCGTTTGTCCCTCTGCACCCATTTTGGAGAACAGTTCAACAGCAATTTGTAACTGTATATGTTCGTATGCTCTTGGAACTGCCGCACCTTCGGGAACACCGAAAGGATAGCGCCTATTAAGCACAATCCCCTCGGCCTGTTCAATTAGGTAAGAAAGTAATTCGTTTCCCGCAGTATCTGGCGAGATTAGCACTGCGAGACGTGCGGTTTTTTCGCTATTATTCAACAGTGCTTACCTCCAATCAAAATTAACCAGCTGCGCCGAGAGTAATCTTAACTGCCTTGGTTTCGTCAGTAAGAGCTGCAAGGTAGTATTTACGTGAGAAAATGCTATTCTTACGAACGTTTGCATCTTCGGAGTCACGTTTGGGCTGTTCGATTTCAGTACCTTTCTTAACAAAAAGGGTAACTGCATCTTTAGTAGCGACAATGATTTCGCCCTTTGTGGCATCTTTCTTGGTGTAAAGGTTTACACCGCCAACAGTGCCTACATAACCCTGTTTTGCGAAAGCTTCAACATATTTAAGGTCGTCTTTAAGTGCCTTACGAACACTTGCCATATCTTCGGGGCAAACCCAACCGAAAATATTTACACCTTCGAGATTTTCAAGGTTAAGTTTAGCCTGTGCATCGACGAAAGCACCAAAATCGGGAGTAGCAGCATTTACAGAAAGTGTTGCCTTACCAAACTCCGCAAAAATATCAGCGTTTACAGTGTTAAACATATCTGTACCCATATGACGAACACCAACAGGAACAAGGTTCGGGTCGGTCATAGCTTGCTCGTCGAAGTAATCAAATCTGTTCTGTGCAAGTAAAATGCGATATTCTTCGGGTGTGTAAGATACTTCAATGCTCTTGGTATTACCTTCGCCCATAGCGAGCTTTTCTGTGCCGTTTGTTGCTCTGTAAACGTTGATTTTACGGAGCATACCAGCAGTGCCTTCGAGTGTGGTGTCGATAGTACAGAACTGTTGTAAATCCAAGTGTGAATTAAATTGGTCCTCTACTTCATTAGAGAGATAAAAATTGTCATAAATAACGTGTGGCATTATTCATTTCCTCCATATAAATTTTTATATTCTTCGGGATTTTTCACAGAAAAATCGTGCCTTTCTTGTGGCGACATTTTTCTAAAATCTTCAAGGGTCATACCCTTGCTTAAACTTCCACCAGCAGGAGGTGGGGTCTCTTTCAACAATTCAGCTTTGAGAGCCTTTTCGCGACTTTCCGCAAAAGCCTTTTGGTTTTTGAAAACGGTTTCTGTGTCACCTTTAGCCAAAGCCTCGGCAGACGATTTAGCCAACTTTTCGTCATAACCCATAGCAAGATACGAATTTACGTAACCGCTTATGGCTTTTTCGTTTTCGAGTTCTTTAACTCTTGCCTCCAACTCGGCATTTCTCGCATCGGCCAACGCTTTTTCTTCGGCTTCTTTTGCTTTTTGTGCCTCGTCCTCGGTCATTTTCTCGCGCAACTGCTTTTTAGCCGTAGCTAAATCGGAGGCGGTTTTATCAAACGTGCTTTTAGCCACATAACCACTCATATCGTGGTCGTAGGCCTCCAATGCCGCAACTTTTTCCTCGGCAGTCATACTCTCGTAGTTTTCAATGTTTTTAATGTCGATTTTCATAGAAATTCTCCTCTGCGATTTAAGGTTTCTCTACCTATCTGTTTGCGTTTAATAAGGCGGTTCTCTCCGCACTTTGTGTGTTTACAGTTCTCTCTGTAAAATAAAAAGCACCATTCGACCGATTGCTCGGTTAAATGGCGCTCTACTTTTGGCACTCTTTAATTACATATACTTTTCGCTCGTCGGTATTGATTCCAACCAAAGCCTTACATTTGGGACACCTTACTTGCGCTTGTCCCTTTAAGTCCATTAGCCTCCTATTGCACAGGGGGCACCGTATCTGTTCCAGAATTAGCATTGGGGTTTTTCTCCTTATTCTTCTTCTCTTGTTCTTCGTGCCACGCTTTACCCTGTAAGTAAGCACTTTCGGGGTCGGGGAACATACCGCAACTTGCATAAGCAACTTCTGGGTGAACCCACGGATTGTTAAGCATAGTAATAAGAACCTGTGATTTACTCGCAATATTCTCATAATTACGGCGAGTAAAATGCGTTGTAATATCAGTTAGTCTCAATTTTGTACCAACTGTATCGCGGAGTATTCGCAAGGCTAATTTTAAAAACTCTTTTTCGGAACACTTAAACGTCGTTTCGATAGACTTTGCTCTTGCCTCGGCCTCGGTATAGCCGTCACGCAAAAGTATTGTTACACCGTTTTCACCACCGCTACCGTTATTTCGGAACGGCACCGCACAAATCGTTAAGATAGATTGGTATAAATCTTCCTTTAACGTTTGTATATCGGCTTGGCTCATAGGGGAGGACAGATATTTCGCATCTGTGCCTTCGGGCAAACACAAAGTTTTCCATTCGTTCAGTTTCTCAATCGTTCCCTCGTCAAGCTCGGCACCGAGAACGGCAAGGAAACTATTTACATACTGCACTATATCGTCCATACGATTACTTTGCAGTGAGTTAAGCGCATCTAACAACGGTAGTGCTATTTCAAAAGCACCCAGGCGCGAATTATCCGCAGGGTATTCTATAATTGGGTTCATACCAAGAGAAATTTTTTGAATTTTCACTTGGTTAAACTCGCTAAATTCAAAATAAAATTCGTCGGTATAGCCACTGTAAACCTGTGTGCTATCCTCACGGGTGGTGCAACACACACTTGCGAGTTTGCGTTTTTCAACGCCGTTGCTATAAATAATAAATGTATCTCGCGGGTCAAGAACACTCATATTAAACGGTGCCTCGTCGCCGTCTTTAGTCCATTTCTTATTAGGCAACATCAAACGATAAGAAGTTCCAGCCACTAACAACCATTCCGCTAACTGCTCGTCGCATTTAGCTTTATTTGCATCAGCCATATAACTATTTAAAGCGTTTATATCGCTTGCAATATTATCGTCGTCGGTTTTATTCGTCGCTGTTTCACGTCGAACATACTGTATCGGTTCGCCAAAAACATAACCTTTATGAAAACTCACAATTTCATAAGCTCGGTTTTCATTTATCTGGTGGTTAATTTCTTCGCGCACTTCTTTTTTCTTTTGTAAGATTGCTGTTTTACCACGGTAATAATCATATAACTTTTGAATTTCACCACGGTTGAGATTATGTATTGGCAGAGCCTTACGTACTTCCTCAACTACGTTTTTGGGTGTAATTTCAGTCGCATCTGTGTAAATTACTCTACGACCATAACTCAAAGCAAACACCTACCTATCTACCTTATAATATAACAAATAGTCATAAATTTGTCAATAGAAAAACACTATATATTGTATCTTTTTATCTTTTTGATACAACATATAGTGTTTTCGTTTAAAACGGTCGTTTTGCTACCGTCGCCACTTTGTGTCTACCAAAAACGTAAGCAGCCAGCATAGCCATACTATCGGCAGCATCGTCGTGGAGATTTTTCGACGTGAACGAGAATCCTGTAAGTTCATTCATAGCCTTGCGGTAATCGTCGTCACGGCAACTACTATCCTTGAAATAAAAATCTCGAATAGTAGGGGAGTGTTGCTCGATTCTCGTTAGTTTTGCCATATTCGTAGGCGCTTTCTTGTGGCTCATATTTATACTGTACTTATATTCTTTCTGCAAAATACGGTACACGTCGTCGGAATATTCCTCACCGCCGTTATTCGCCTCGGTTTCGCCCATTTTAATCTTGTGTTGCAAAATCTTCGCAACTACGCGAGGTTTCGTAACACTCTTATCCCTACGGTCAAATATCCAATCGTGGATATACACGTCTTGGCCGTACACGTAAGCAACAGGCATACTCAAACTATCACCGCCACCCCAGGCAACGTCGTTTACAAAACAAATATTATCGGGTTCGCCGTCTGGTAACACGCCGTTATAATATTTCAAACTATCAGCAGGGAAGGCGAGGCCCTCTTTTTCAATGCCGTGTTGCATAAACAAGCACTCGAAATCGGCGCTATCCATAGAATCCTTAATATCACGGATTTTTTCGGTGGTGTAACGGTCGGGGTGTTCATATTCAAAATTTGATATTTCGTTTTCGTCCCATACAGGAATAGCAATAAACCTATATCTGGGGTCGCCTTCGTATTTAGATTTCATTCGAGAAATTGGGTCGTAGGCGCTCCAAATGGTTCCTAACTGAATTTGCTTAACGTTATCACCAATCATACGAGTGGTAAGTGTGGCCGTATAATCTTCGTATAATTTTTGCAAACGTTCTGGGGAACGTGCTTCTTCTTTATTCTTAACCAAGTCGTCCGTAACAAGAAACTTATTCGCACGGGTACGGCCTGTTACGGAACCTCCGAGAGAAACAAGGCCAAGGGTAGGGAAGTCACCAGCTCGGCGGTATGAAATCGTTTTATATTCCGCACTTATGGCAGGGGCATCGTTGTCTTGGAAAATCTCATTATGGCGATACTCGGTTTTATCAGTTAATATTGCCTTTTCGGAATCGTGCATCATTTTAATCATACCGTCCGAATACGATACATACATATTCGCGGATTTCGGGTATTTACCCGCGATATAAGCCAATAAAAATTTTATCAACGTGCTTTTACCCGTACCAGGAGGCATAGAAAAGCCAAGGTACAACGCTTTGGGGTCGTCTATAAAATCCTGTATTTGTGTGGCTATTTTATGTTTGCCCTCTAATACCTTTCGGCGCGGCAACCAAAAACGTGCTTTAGGTTCTCGGCTCCACTCGCAAGCCACCATATAATCGTCAAAACTGTGTTGGCCGCCTAAAAAATACGTTTTCCTTACAATCTCCAACGAGTTCGCAGTTCGGATAGCCGTAGCCTCCTTCCGAACCCACCGTAACCATTTTAATAACACTTTCGTATCTTCTAATTGCACAATCAAACCGAGAGCATCGTTAAGACTGTCCTCGGTCTGCTTTGGTAAGCTCTTAATCTTCTCTAACACGCTTCCGAGCATAAAAATAAGCGCCCTCCTTATTCGGAAGGCGCTCGTAGGCGCTCTAAAATATTCTGTATTTTATTATAATTCAGTTTTCTTCGGAGGTCAAGTGTTCGTTTTCTTCGAGCCATTTTATGAATAACTCTTTTTTATTAAGCATTTCAACCTTTGCCTCGTGAGCCTCTTTTAAACACTCTAAAGCCTCGTCGTAACATTTATCTATTTTTCGGTTGCTTTTCATTGTATGTATCAATAACACCAAATCAATCACAACACAAATCCATACTATTATCACACCGATAATTCTGGCTATATCTAACCAATCCATATTTATTCCTCCAAAGCGTTTATCGCCTTTTTAATTTCTTGTAACGTTTGCCCCTGTTTTATTCCCACCATTATCGCAGGCGGTGTAGGCAACACGTCGTTTAATGGCCGCCATAAGTGTAAACAGTTTGTTACGTTATTCACATATTCACTTTTAGCAGGGTGATATTGAACCACAACCTCGTCGTCGTAAAAAAACATATCTTTTACTTTACACATTTCGTCCCACGAAGGTGTATACGAACGACGATACGGCATTACACTTACGTGTTCCCACCCACCACCGTTACTCCAAATAACAGAGGCTATAAGTTTTCCATAGTGAATTTTACCTCTACCACCGTCAACGCCAACGGAACCTATAAGTAGGTTTGGAGTTTCTTTTAATTCTTCAAGTTTCTTCATTTCATTTTACCTTTAAAAACTTGTTCGCTTCTTTTAGTGCGAGTATCGCGTTTTCTTTGTTTTCACTTAAACAACCGTCCTCTTTAAGCGAATCAATTATCCTGTTTATCATATTTTCGTAACCGTCGGACGGAACATACAAACTTTATTACCTTCGACGTGCATTTCCAATGGGTCGCCTTCGTTTATGTGTAATACACGCCTTATTTCTTTAGGAATAACAACTCTGCCTAAATCGTCGATTCTTCTTACAATTCCTGCTACCATTTTAAAACTCCTCTACGATAATATCGGGGTTCATAATCAAAATACTGTCGCAATCCCAACCATATAACGCCCAATACAAACGTTGGTCGGCAGATAACACATATTCGATTGCATCTACTCCCGAATCTCTTAATTTTTCAAAATCTAAAGATACCCATAAATCGTGCGAAAATTCGCCACATTCTGCCCGTGGTAAATCTTCGAGACAATCTATGTTATCTATTACTAAAACATTTGCGGTCGGTGCCAGGTGGAATGAGAAACTATTATCTTCGGTGCAGTCCATAAAATCATTTTCCTTACACCAATCTTTCCAACCCCACGTCGCATCAACAGCAGAGGCCCATAAGCCACCGTGTGGTTTAGTCGCACAAAAGCGTTCATTAAACACGTTTACGAATAAATTACGGTCAAAATTCTTATGGCCGTAGTGTATGTATTTCTTACTTTCCATAAAATGTTTCCCTCATATTAACCTTGTGCAGCTTACCGTAATATCTACTCCTATTCTTTACTATTTGTTGTGCCGTGCTTACACTTAACCTCCGTCCGTCTTTATGATGCACTCTCGCATCGCCCACTATTTTTCGTAGCGACAACCCCTTGTCGTGCAGTTCTAATATACAACGTGCTACAGCTATTTCCTCAACGTCTGGAACTACGATACCTTTTATTTTTCTAAATCCAAACGGTTGTCGGCCACCGTACTTCTTCCTACGGTGTTCTGCTTGGTATGCTAAAAAACCTGTTAGCAGCTTGTCGTCGTCGTATCGAACGGAAATCAGTTCTACGCCCTTGCCTAGCATTTTACCCTTTAACATATAATATTCGTATTCTGCCATATCTTTATCTGTAACAAGTACACGGCACCCACCACGATAATCTTCTATATCGCCATTATAATTTTCGCATATTATCATATCGTGGCTCTTGCAATACTTGGTCACATCACCGTGAGCGCAAACTATCATTTCGCCCCCCCTTTTTTTCTTGTGTTTTTTATAGTGATATGTTATTATATCACTAAAACAATTTTTGGGCATATTGACGAAATAAACCATTTTTTTTTTTTTTTTTGTGCAAAATAGACAAAACCCTCGAAAATCGAGGGTTTCTCTCACTCTTTTGGTGGTGTGAATATCCATTTTAATAATATTACGGGTAGTAATATTATTCCAAATATCATATATAAAGCTACTTTCAATCCGTCGGGTTCGTGGCCTCGGTATCGTTTACGGTATCTACGTGCCATTATCTTCGCACTTCCTTTCACCGTAGCTACAATAATCGTTAGGCTCCATTCCGTCGGCCATAAAACAAATACAATCAACGGTGGCAGAATCTTTAGCTACGTTATGCTTACAATCCTTACACCTTACAACCTTAACCACGTCGGCAGTAGCCATACTATCTATCGCTACTCTCACAGCTTTAGCGTTTATGCCGTAATTACCGTCACCCATTCCTAACGGGTATAACTTCTTTATTAGGGCATCTACTTCTATGTATTTCTTACTCATAAACTTACTCCTTTTTTATTTGAAAATTCAGTAAATTTTCTTCAAGCTGCACCCCAAGTTTTGATGCCATTAGTTCGGCGGGATAACTAAACCCCGACGGCGATACTACGACAAATTTGCTACAATCATAATACCGACCACCAGCATATACCTCTTGAACTGCGTGTATAACAGATGCAGTTTTAGTTTTCTTGCACTGGAAAGCAACTCGTTCACCACCAATCATAGCAAAGAAATCTACACCATAATCGCCCGTGCTTGGTGTCATTTCAACCAAAAATCCTTGTTGTTCTAATTCGTCGGCACATTGAAATTCAAACGCAATACCATTTTTTCTTGTTTCACTCCCTACGTATAGCGACTTTCGGCGATATTCGCACTCGCGCCTACCACAAGAAACAACTGAATGTTGTTTAAACACATCACCGGGGCATTGAATTACCTCTGTGCCACAATCACAACGGAAACGATACTTTCTCCCTATTCTCTCTATTGCAGTCAAATACCCAACTTTCATTCCTATATATTTTGGGTTAGAATAATCAGTCACTATTTTGTGATTGCAAGTAACGGTTCCGTTTAATATGTGGTTTTTACTTTCCCATTTTTGTTTTCCACAGTTTAAACACTCTACGCGATAACCTTTTCCGTGTTCATAATTCACTATACGGAATCCGTGGTGTTCTTCGCCTATATATTCCTGTGGTTGTTTTTTAGGTTCTTTAGGCAAATTTTTCTTTTTACCACATTCACAACGGCCACCTTCGGCTCTACCACGAATAAAGTTGGCCAAATTAGCAACACTCTTTTCGTGACCACAACGAACACAACGAACCACATTCTTTTGTTGCATTGTAAACCAATCATAATCGGTAGATATTACGGCATAATCACCATATTGTTTACCTATTAAACTATTATTACGTTCTATACATTCTAATATCTGTTCCCAATTACAATTTTCCGTTATATTATACTCGCGTTTCTCACCATTATATAAAACTACCATTTATACTCCTTCTTTTATTTTCCTATAATATGTGGCTCGGCTAATACCTAATCTCGCACAAGCCTCATTTACCGTTTCATTAACTCTTAAACAAAAATCCTCAACCTCTTTTTGTGGGCGACCAAATCCTCGCCCGGTCTTGCTACTGATTTTCCGACCGTTCTCGTCAACAGGCATAGCCGCAACACCGTCCTCACGGCGTTTTTTCGTTCTCTCCCATTCTTGTTCCGCAATCGTACTCAATACCTCTATTAGTAGGTTATTTACCATTTCCATAACCCACTCTTGACCTTTCGGATATTCAATTAGTGTGGTAGGTACATTTAATATACGGACAATTATGCCACGTTCTTTAAACCACTCTAATTCTCCCTTTATTAAATATTTTGCACGACCAATACGGTCAAGCTCCGTAAAATATACCTCGTCGCCTTTCTCCAATAACGTTTTCATTCGGTCATATTCGGGGCGCTCTTTTTTACGACCGCTTATTTTATCGCAAAATATGTTTTCTTTTGAAATTCCATATTTCTCTGCCTCGGCTAACTGTCGAGCAAAATTTTGGTCTTTACTTGAAACACGTATCGCAAAATATTTAGCCATTATCTTTCACCTCGTATTCACCTTTCGTACCCTTAGGCGCAACTATAATCGTATATCCCATAGCATCTAACATTTGACTGAACATTTCTACGCTCATTGTTTTTTGTTTCAATCTCTTGTTAATAACGTCGCTTGGGTAACTTTTATTGCCGTCGCGTTCTTCCACGCCTACGGCTCTGCCGAGTTCCGCTTTACTTTTGTTCGTTTTTTCCATTATTGCTTTAATGATTTCGTTTGCTTTCATTTTTTTGTTTCCTCCTTTAAGGTTGTGTCATTATTATATATCGAGTGATAACTCTTGTCAAGAGGTAAAACTCTATTTTGTTTACTTGCACAAAAACAGAGGTGCCTTTTTGTTAATTTTTTTATTTTTTGGAAAAGGGCCTTTTTTCTTGAAATTTCTCCAAACGTGACCCACCAGGGTGCAAACGGTTTTTATATATCCCTGGCACCCGTCTCGACGACGTGCGCCAGGTGATGCAAACAAGAACGGCCAAAAGCGAACACAATAACGGGCGCGGCTCCGTTTGTGTGTCTCAAAACCTCTACTTTTCAATGCTATCGAAAATATAGATAAATAACTCTATAATTTGTGTATTTTGACGATTGACAACAGAGCCATAACTCTATATAATAAAAACATAGAGCAATAACTCTACATTTAATTAAATATACGGAGGTACAACACAATGATTGTATTAAAAGAAAATGAAAGACTTTATCCAGGCACTTGGGAATATAATGCTTCCCGAATCACAACAGAAATTGCAAAGATTGTAGAAAATCACGGCGGGCGCGTTAAGTATTACCGCAGCGCCATTATTAGCAACAGAACAATAACAAACGCTATTTTTGAAAAAGAAGAAAGAATAAAACAATTAAAAGCAATCGAAAAAGAAAACACAAACGAAACACGAAACGTGTATATAAAAACGCTTGAAAAAGAAACCGACGAACTAAAGCAAATTAAAAATGAACCTATAACCGTGACGCATACGGGCTATATATCTTTTATTCTTGACGACGTTTATTATTATTATGGTGTAGATAGTAACCCGTTTTTTCCATTTCACTATATAAAAACGCCCGTTAAAAATAATAGCTATTCAAAAGATGCTTGTTGTATGGAAGATAAAAAAGAATGGTTATATGATTGTTTCTTATCCTGGAATTGCAACGATGCAGAAATAAAAGAAGGCGCGAACTTAATTTTTAATATGTTATGTAATGCACCGTTTTCGGAAATCATACGCGACAAACACCGTCAGCGAGTACATAACACTTATAATGACGGTTATCATTACGAAACTATTTACGCGCCCGAACGCATCGAAAAGGTGGATTTTTAATATGTATATAGGGCGCTATATAGGGCGTGACTCCCACGGTAAACCACTATTTAAAATTATCGGAAGGGAGGCGAAACAATGAAAATTATTGGCGTAATAGCAGCGATTATATATTTCCCCTTTGGCGTAATAATGGCACTTGCAAAAAATTATAAATAAAATAACAAGCCCGCCAGGGATAACGGCGGGTTTTTA